TATCAGGACGTTTCTTAGGGCGTGGTGTATGTTTGCTTTAACATCAGAGAGTCCAGCGCCCTTCATCTCTTGATCTAGAGTCCTTTGAAAGTCAACAAGGTCATCTGGGGTTGCATCATCTTCAACAACAAAGTCTGGCAAAGCCGTTTCGGCTCCAGCTCTTTCTTGTATTTGTCCTTCAGTTACCTCTCCAGCCAAACCTTCTACTGCATCTTGCTCTGCTGTTCTTAAATCTTGCTCTGCCTGACGGTTTCTCTTTCTTCCTGACCTGCCAGCAGCAGCAGTGAGAGCAAGGTCAGCAACAGCACCAACTGCGCCGCCAACTGTGAAGTCATCCATCAACGAGTCGTTAAAAGGAAGTTCTTCGTTATAAACCCCTCTTTCAACAGCATCCTGCATGATTGAAGCCGCTACTTCTTGGACACCTTCAATGCCGCCAGAAACAAGCGCACCCTTTATCTTGTTTGCAATTCCTTTTTTAAATTCAGGAGATGCTGCTTTGGTTATCCTGCTTAGAACCCTGTGTACAGGGGCAAGCTCTGTTAACCCAACACCTGACCCCCAGAGAATTGCTGAGTCTTCTTGCTCTTGGCTAACATCAATCCCTTGTTCTCTTGCTCCTTCTATTCTTTGAGCTTGTTCTCCAGCACCAACACCTGCCGCTTGAGCAGCGGTAACTCCAGTAGCTAACTTGCTTCCCGCGCCTGCAAGCTTTAATGCTCCTCCGGGGACAAGGAAAGAGCCAAAAGAACCAACGCCTTCGCCAAACTTTGTCAGCCATTGGTCTCTGTAAGCAACATCAGCGCCCAGCTTTTCTTGTATAGATTCTTGAGCTGCTCTGGAAATTCTGACCAGTTCGTTTTCTTCACCACTATCAATTAGGTCTTCAAAGCCAAGCTTATTAGTAATAGCATCAGCGGCTTCACCAAGACCTTCTCCCATCGTGGCAAATGAGCCTAAAAACCCACGGGCAGCAGCTTTCCCTGATTCATAAAGCTGGCCTGAATCTGTTCTCTGGTCTTCAAATAGGTCAATGTCTCTTGCGCTTGCTGCGTCAGCAACATCTTGACGCAACTGATTTGCCTGAGCTTCATCTAAAAGACCCTGCTTAAAGAGAGAATATCTATTTTCTATATCAGATATTTGACTCATTAGGCTGAACGCATATCTTGACTCATATTGCTGAGACTTCTCTGTATCTCACGCTTGTTTTCTACTCCACCTATACCTACAGCAGAAGCGGGTACTCTTTCTTCATTCGCAATTTGATTTATATAATATCTCATTAAATACCTATTTATATCGGAGAGATCATCATTCGTTAGGTCAGTTTTTCCTGTTAGTTCTTTATACAAGCTATATTTATTCGGCCCTAATTTGTCAAATCTAAGTTGAGCCGCCCTTGTCAAGTCAGCTAAGGTATCTTTAGCCCCTCTCCCTCCACTTGCATAGAATTCAGCTTGAGCCTTAGCCAGCATGTCTTTCCTGTCTCTGTCTCTTGACTCACCTATAGACTTAACCGCGCCCAGCATTCCCCCAGACACATCTCCTTTGGCAATACCTGCGCCAAGATTGATCAAAGCTAATGCCCCGTCATCCATAGGTTTGTAAGATCTTCCGAAAAGACCTTTCAAGAGTCCTTCGGGATCTCCAGCGTCGGTTCCTATGCTTTCGTATGCATCTACTATTTTAGGGTTAGCAGCGCCCTTGTCTCCATTAGCTAAAACTACTTCTTCCAGAACAGCCTGACTTTTCTCAAATTTCTTCGGGTCTGAAAATTGTTCTTTTGTTGCCGCACTATTTATATCTTTTGTTAAAGCGTCCGGTGGAGGAACAACATCTGGCGCATTATACCAAGAAGGATTCCCTTGAAGGATGTTTGGCAATCTATCAATAACACCTGTCACGCTATCTCCAGCGTCACTAAAAGCGTTTGAAATTGAATCAGCTCCTGCAAGCAAATTTGATTTTACAGCTTCGTTGGGAGTAATCAGGTAGTTACCAGTACGGTTAGCCAAGTCTCCTAAAACACCAAAAGGATCTCTGGCAAATTCTGATTGCCTAGCTTTCTCTACCTGACCCATAAGGGTGTCAATGCCTCCCCCTTCTCTAGTAATCTCATCGAATCCATCGGCAAGCTGCCCAAATGCTCTTCTAGGAACTTCTATACCTCTATCAATAAGAGATAAAATATTAGAGCTGCCTATAGGATCTCTGACTACCTGAGACTGCCTTGCTCTCTCCGATAAGTCTGACATTACTCCAGCACCAGCCATAAGGTCTTCTACCGCACCCATAGGTGCGCCTATTAAGCCTTGATTGCTACCTTCATTTCTTTTATAGCCAAACCCATATTTAGCAATGCCAGAGTTTTCCAAAGCATCTTTAACGCCTTCTGTTACTGACTCAGGGACAAGGGGGTAGCTAGTCCTTCCTTTAAAGATATCAGCCTCCTCTCCAACACCATACAAATCTTGAGCGGTCATACTTCCTTCCACAATCATCGCTTGAATTTGTTCGTCACTATATCCTTCCGCTCTCAGAAGCCTTACTCTATCTGGAGAAATAGCAGATCTAGAGAAATCCATCGTACTTGGAGTGCCTCCTCCCGCATCCATCCGATAAGGCATCATCCCACCACCAGCAGCCATTACTTGTTGCTGCATCATGGGATCTTGCATAGGCATTTGCTGCTGCATAGGATCTTGCATCATTTGCTGCTGCATCATCTGCTGTTGCATAGGATCTTGCATCATTTGTTGTTGCATGGGATCTTGCATCTGACCCATCATAGGATCTTGGCCGCCCTGTGCGCCCATAGCTGATGCCATTAACGGGTCAATATTAGGGTTCATGGCCGCTATGCCGCTGCTAAGAACTTGATCTTTTACTGACTGTTCAGGAACAGTTTCGGAAAAACTTTTCCTCATCTTCTCCCGTCTTTGTATCTCAGAAACAACCAAGAACTCAGGCAGCTCTCCTGTAGGTTGCTGCGCCTGCTGCATAAGCACGTTGTCAGGCAAGCCTTTAATTACGTCTTCTTGTTGAAGTATGTTCATTTTAACCCCTTAATCCCCGGTAAAGACCTAATGCACCGATACCCGAACCTAACAACTGTTGTCCAGCGGAAGGCCCGCCATACATAGATTGAGTTTGATCCGCAGAAACAGGAAGCCCCTGAAGCATCTGGTTAAACAAACTAAGCTGTTGAACAGGGAAAGCTTTCTGCCTAAGAAAGTCCTGATAACCCATATCCATAGAAGCTTGATTCATGCCTCTTCTTATCTCTCCAACCCCTCCTAATGCGCCTAATCTTTCAAGGGCCATAGATTGGTCAGCTTTTCCAAGATCGCCTAGCATTCCCGCAGCTCTCAAAGACTGATCACGCATAGCCATATCTTGTCCAAGACCTGTGAACCCAAACCTTGCTCGCTCACCCTGAAGGCCAGCATTTTGCTGTCTGGACATCATCCTTCGCTCATCTTCTATCTGGCGGCTTCTTCTGTCTCCCTCAAGACCTTGCATGGCTTGCTGATACGCAGACAAACTGCCTTGAGCCTGCATATCTCCAAGGTTCTGGTTAAGGTTTCTTTGTCTCTCAGACTGCATTATAGCTTCTCTGTACCCACCAAGACCGCCTGATTGAGCTGCTTGACCTGCCATTTGATTACCCTGAATGTCGGACTCTCTAATAGCTTCTCTTTTCTGGATATCGGTTACATTTTGCTGATAAGGATTCATGTAAGAACCTACCAGTGACGAGTCAGCAGCACTGCCGCCGTAGTAATCCGTTCTTTGCATCTCAGGGCGATACTGGTTGGCAATATCCATCCCTTGGCCCGTTGGCTGATAACCTACCTGTGTGGTTATATCTGTGGCAGAGCCGATTTGTGAAGGCGCACCCTGCATAGCCATCTGAGCTGTGCCTTCTTGGGCCATTGACTCGTAAGGATCAAAGTAGGCCATCCTGTTGCCAGAATAAGGAGTATAAGGACGGGTACTCTCATACATCGTCCTCCCAAGGAGTTCTTCATAATACGGCCTAGCGTACTCAGGTAGATTTGACTGAGTTACTGTGCTTTTAGAAGTTTGAGGGCCACCGCCACCGCCTTTAAGCCTGATCATAATTTATGTCCTTTTCGTAAAATACCAACGATTCTTCGTATCCTGCTTGCTTTAGCTTCCGTGAGAACCCTTTTCTCCCCCAGAACTCTAAGCAATGACACCCACAGTCTCTTGCGTAACTCTCAAGCTTTGTAAGCATGTGATCAAGAATAAACGCGCTTGTTTGATCTTTCATCCCCCCGGCAAATTGAATTGCTAGGGCTAGTTTGTTTGGGTATTCAATCAGCTCAGTAGTGAGAGCATTTGTAATATCTTTGTCTTGATTAAAGGTTACCCAGAGCTGTTGTTCTCCGCTTATCAGGGAGTTATATATGTTTACTATATCCCATCTTCCTTTCGTTCTATCAGCGCCACCAGCGAGAAGCGGCTCAACATCGGCCCACACCGTATGGATGTAGTTGGGTGGTACAAGTGTCGATGTATACCTTGGAGCTTCTTGAACAACATCTCCATCCGGCAAGCTAAGATCGAATCCGTCTATTGGCCTTATGTTTTCGCTCATGCTGGAAGAACTCCTCCTCTACGCAATGGGGCTGGCTGCTTTGTTGTGTTTGTTCTTTCTACTCTAACCCTGTCTAACATTCCATCCAACTCCTGAACGCCAGAGTCTGTAGACCCGTCTCCAAGGCCAGATACAACATCAGCAGGAACTATGTACTCTCCGGGAGAAACAGCAACCGGCTGTTGGCTGCCAATCATGCCTCCCACTAAATCATCCATGCCGCCGCCAACCCCTGTAATCTCACCTTCTTTTTGTGAGTTAGGAACCACTTGCTCTAATACACCATCTCTCAAGGAGGAAAACGCATCTTGTCCAAAAGAATCAATAAACATGTTAATAACAGCTTCAGCTTCTTCAGGAGGCAATTCACCTAAGATTGCAGACTGAGCTTTTTCTAAAAGCGTAAAGGCTTCTTCGCCAAACTCTTCAATAAACATGTTAATAACAGCTTCGGCTTCTTCAGGAGGCAAGCTTCCAGAAATTGCAGCTAGAATTTGGCTTAAAATCCTGTCCATAAAAGCAGCTTCATCTGATACTGAGGTCTCTCCACCTTCCGCAAACCTTATTCCTGACAAGTCAATGTTCCCGTACTTGGCAATGTAATCGCCGTATTCTTTGGGGCTTATATTTGTCGTAGCCTTAGCGCCTGCTTTAGACGCAGTTTCTTTTTCTGTTTTTTCAGTTTTGTAAACACTGGCTATCTGTTCTTGCATTTCTTCTGCTGATATTTCACCTTTATTGTGACTAGCGATAATCCCCGAAACAACTGGATTTATACCCGTCATAAATCCACTAAGACCAGAAAAATCTATATTAGATAGATCTACAGGAGAACCATCGGCTTCTCCTGTGCTTTTTCTGGGGGCCGCCGCTTGTGGATAGCTGAAATATTCGATCTCTGGGCCAAACCCCGGTGCGCCTTGTTTGTCATACAACGCTTCAAGATCAGCAGGGCTAATAACTTCTGTGCCTCTTAATGCTGCCTGTCTTTGGGCGGGAGCGGCTCCTCTTGTTCCTATAGGGTCTATGTAGTTACCAACATTGATCCCAGAAAACATTCCTCCCATGTTCATGCCTTTTATGGGTGCGCCCATCTCTAACAGGCCGTTAAATCTTTCTTGGAAGTCGCTTGGGTCTATAGAGACAATCCCGCCTTGATTGTAGTTTCCGTAGTTGGATGTATAACTAGCTGGTTCATAAGGTACTGGAGGAAGATTTGCGTCATACTGGTTTTGCTCTAGCATGGCAGAGGCTCTTTCATACTGAGCATCCCCTGCCCTTTCTGCGTCTTTATTAGCCTGCTCTAGAGCGTTTTGTTGACGAATCTGCATGTTAGTGCCTTCACCAACACCAGCACCAATCAAGGCTGTTGGAGAGGTTAATGCCTTTAAACCTTCCTTAGAAAAAGCTTTTCCTAAGTTTTGCCCGACAGTTGGTCTAAACGCAGCCCCTTTAGTAAGTACCCCCGCCGCCTGAACGCCTTGATCTTGAAAGCTACTAGCAAGAGCATTTTTAGCTGATTGCGTCATGCCAACCGCCCCAGCCTCAGCGGCTCCTAACTTTGCTGCCTCGTTTGCTGCCTGTATTGCTGCTTCCTTTGTTCCATCTATCACCACATCTGATGCTGCGCTACCTAAACCGCCTAGAGCGGAACCTATACCGAATCCAGTAATTCCCGATATAAGCCCTTGTTTAAGATCTCCGGTTGCAGCGAACGATCCTAGCCCAGAGCCTATAGCACCCAAAGCAGTTGCGCTAAGGCCTCCAGCACTAAGAAGTCCTGTGGCTGCGGTTCCAGCAAGGGCAGAGCCTCCTATACCTCCTAAAAGAGGAAGAAGGAACGGCAAGAAAGCTTCTGGCTGACCTGTGTCGGGATTAACAGTCAAAGATCCTGTTGGAGAAAGAGATGCAAGCCCTTCAACCTCTATAGGGTTCATGTGAACCATCATAGAGTCACCATATCTACCTTTAGTGGCTAATAGATTGGCTACACCTTCAAGTTCTTTTGGGTTTTGCTGGTACATTAACTTGTCTCCACTCCAAATAAGTTAAAGCTTACGTCTACTGCGCTGGCGTAAACCTTTACTACGTCTGTTTGATTTAGGCAAATGCCTATAACCACTGTTCTTGTTGTTGATGCCGCTAAGGCTTCGTTGTAAAAAAGAAACTGCTTGTCGTTGGCGCTTGCGCCAGCCACATGAACACTTACTCTAAAGGTGATACCGCTACCTGTTCGGTTGCATATAACCAAAGAGCTTACTGTTGTCTGGGCAAGATTAGGAACCGTGTAAAGAACCGTTACCGTGGTCGCGGCAGGATCTAATTGACCTAAAACTTTAATGACATCAGTCATGACGCGCCCATCAATAGAAACTGGAACCTTCTTACTGCCAAGGAGCCTTCCTTATCAGACTGTGTTTTTGCCAAGCTAACGTCTGTTTCAATCCTATCCAACGCAAACTCCAATGTTCGCCTCGTTATAGCCTCATTGGAAGGGTCGTACTGTAGTCCTGCTGTAGGCAACGGGTTTCTTCTTGCTTCTGTCATTACCTTCTCCCGTCCTGCCTAAGACCAAACCTGAAGCCGCCAAGCCTCCAACCATAGCCAACACCTGTAGATTCAAGCCTTAGAGTTGCGTGTCTTGATCTAACCCTGACATTTGACTGAGTTGTTTGCTCAGTAACTACAGACTCAGACAGCGTGGTCGAATCCTGCAAAGGATAGTTGCTGCCCTTCAGCTTCATGTTAATGCTAACTTCACCATCCCCGCTAAAAGCAAAGTCAGGGACAATCCTGTCAATCATCATAAAGTTTTGACCGTCACCTATCCCTATGTCTCCAGACTCTACAAAGGCTGTCATTGGCGCACCGTCATCGTTGTGACCAACTTCGTGAGAATATAAGTAGTTGTCATCGGAAGACGATATTACTGAGGAAGCAATTGGATCATTCATAACCCCAGAGTCTAACCACGCACCTCTTCCCAGAGTCCCTATAGACCACAAGTTTTCATTGTAGTTGTAAATCACATAGTTGGTTATTTCTGTTGCCCCAATACCTACAGGGTAGAACCATATAATCTCAGAGAAAGCGTTGTTTTCTGCCGCAAAAACCTTGTACGCCTGACTTAAATTCAGGTTAGATAAGACATGATCTTGAACGGAGCAAGCTATCTGTTGAACCGCACCGTTGTAGACGTAGAATCCGCTTTTATCCATAAAGTAGACATTGCCCCTCGCATTTACCGCTGCGTTAGGAGATATCATAGAAATATCAGAACTTATGGTAGTGAATTGGAATATAAAAGGAGCGCCTACAAACCTCATCGAGTGAGTAGAAACGTCTGTCCAGAGTAGTATCTCCTGCCTAGTCTGCACAGCCCCTACAATCTTACTGCCAGAGTTAATTCTGACTCCACCGGCTGTGTTTGTTGCTGTAGGTGTCCAGTCAGTTATAGACTCTTGGTCTGACCACCTAATTAATAGCGGGTCTTGATTTGCAGATCCAATGTTGTTGGCTCCAAAAGCGACTACGTGCTGATCGTTATCGCTGACTAATATTTGCGCGGCAACAGTTGGGCAATTAGAAGCGCCCCCTAACTCTGTAATGTTTACGCCCCTAGTGTTGAGTCCAGAGGAAGCGTCCCAGTAATAAATCCCAATGTCTCTAGCGCAAAAAACAAGATCTTCTCCAAAGTTGTCTTGGCTATACAGTCTAAGCTGATCTCCGTCGCCCAAGCCAGAAGCACTACCCCATAGACCTTGACTCCAAGGGTCTGCGCCCCACCCTGCGGCAGCAACAAAGTTAGTTAAGCCTGTATTGACTTGATACTTTCCTACAGTTGAGCCTCCACCATTACCATTATCGCTTGCGCTTGCTGTAACTGCTCCACCAGCAGCGGTAACTGCCAATACTGTGTAAGAGTTTGCGTTAACAATAGTGGCAATCTGATACTCATGATTTATCACAGCAGCATTTATGTTGCCGTTTAGCGTTGCAGCGCCACTAAATGTAACGAAGTCGTTTCTTACAGCTCCATGAGCAGTATCTGTTATGGTCAGTGTACGAGAGTTATTTGTTGCGGCAAAAGTAACATCCCCGGCAGAAGTTGTAAGCCTTAAAGGCGTTACATCGTTAGGGAAAATACCCTCCATAATGTAAAACTTTAAGTGGGTTCCAATTCCAATAAACTTAACGTCAGTTAATGTGGCCCAAGCAAATATTGAACGACACATCCCCAGAAAAGTGGTTACGTTGTATTTTGCCCAACCCCCAATCTTTTCAGGTCTGCCTTTACGGAACCTAACCTTATCTGCATCAAACCATCCAGAATCAGCGGTATACTCCGTTCCTTCTTTATTTACTCCGGGAGCAAACTCTATCTTTTGCAGAGGCACAGCTAGGCTCTACCAATTCCTGAACCCATGCTGCCGCTTGCTTGCCTCATAGCCAAGTCATTAAGCAACTTTTGTCTCATCTGCATGTTTCGGATTCCTTGACTGTCTTGAGCGCCTCGTCCTTGAGGGTCATAAGCTGTGTGAAAATTTTCAGGCGTTGTGCTTGCATAAATTGCTTGGTTTCTAGCATTCATGTCGCCTTGAGCGCCCTGACTTGCCATTCGCATTTGACGAATCATCTCAGGATCTAGACCAGCGATTCCACCGCCCATGCCAGCCATGCCTCCATCTGCCATGTAACGCCTTCCAACCTGACCTCCAGATGCAAACATTCCGCCAAGGTTGCCGACATCTTGCATGATTTTTGACGGGTCAACGCCTGCCGCTTGCATTGCTGCTATTGCTTCAGGAGAAAAGTTGCTTGGCCCTACTTGAGCCTGACCTGCCGGGGGTGTTGTTGCTGTGGCTCCTGCGGCTGGTGGTGCTGTTGCTGTTGCTGCTGCGCCTGTTGGTGCGGCGGCTGCTGCTGCTGCGGCTGCATCTGCCGCTGCTTTATCTTTTCCTGCTTGAGTTTCCACCTTCCATCGTGCGCTAATCTCTTCTTGAGTTTCGCCTGTTTGTGGATGCTTAGATCCCGGAGCAGGCCAAACAGGTGCTGCTGGTGCTGTACTGACTGGCGGGGGTATAGACGCAAGACCTTGATCTTGTGGACTAGCCTGATAATTTTCTGGATTATCACTGTAACTATCTAGCATAGACTGCGCCCCTGATCTAGTGAGATCATTGAGAACATTCCCGTCAGCGCCTGTAAAGGTGTATTGACCAGTATCATTCATAGAGAGCCTAGAATCTGTCAAAGGCTCAAGTGGGGCTGGCGGCATTACAGCAGGGGCGCGGGTGTCTGTTTCGAAGATGCCTCCACTAGTGTTAGATGCAGGCGCTTCACCTTGACCGCCTTGACCGCCTTGGCTGCCGCCTCTGCCTCCTTTTCCTCCCGGTCTTCCTCCAGCAGGTTGTCCCCCACCGTTTTGACCGCCGTATAAACCATCAGGGCTGTCGGGGTTTCTAGGCGTACCGACGTTTGACTCACCACCGCCTCTGCCGCCTTTACCTCCGGGTCTACCGCCCATAGGTGGCATTCCAGCTTGAGGAGATCCATATTGGTTCCCCCTAAAATTATCAAGCTGATTCATAGTGGACTGAGCGCGATATGGATCTCTTAGGCTTTGAGGGCCACCTAAATTTTGAATTAAGTTTTGAGACCTCATAGGGGAACCGTAACCCGGATCTCTGTAAGGAATATTAGTTGGCATTATTTGACCCATGCCACCACCGTAATTGCCACCTTGATAGCGCATCGGAGAAGCCCCAAAGCCACCACCAAAACCGCCACCAAAGCCGCCTCTAGCGTAAGGATTTTGGCTGGCTCCGTAGCCTCCAGCGCCGGTTGGTCTGAGACCCCGCAGGTTTTGTAGAAAACTGCTCTGGCTACCAATCATTCCTCCGGTCGGGGCTGGGCCTCCTCCTAAAGTGTGCCGCTGTGGCTGTGGGCGTGGGCCTCCCATTTCCTGATAGAAAGGTGCGGCATATTGAGGCATTGATTTGCCGTACCCCCCAGATAGATTTTGTCCGTAAAATTGGCTCATTCTTATCTCCTATGTGCTGACTAAAGTCAGCATCCTGTCTTGTAAGCGTTTAGCTCTTTCGGGCGTTTGAGTTGCCCAACGGCTATCCATCATTTCGACTGATGCTTTTTCCCAGTCACCTTCTTCAATTGCTTTGCCCATCTGCTTAAAGTTGCCAAGACCTCTTTGTCCTAGCTGAAAACACATGTTTACTAGAATGTGCTGCACTTCTTGAGGCAGATCATCCCAGTTATTATAAATCTTCATACAGCCGCTTATGGCTATCTGTACGTCTTCTTGGAACAATATGTAGCAGCGGTCTTCTGTGATGTACTGTTCATCAGGGACTTCTTCCCAATTTATGCCAAAAATATCTAAGTCTTTCTCTGGATCAGTATCTAATATTTTGTGACCAATTCCGATAGTTGCATGTAACTCACTGCAAAGGTAGGCGTGAAGGACTTTGCCTTCATCAGCCGAAATTTCTTCATACAGATCTTTAACATCTACAGTCATGTTATTTCTCGCTACTTTTCTTTGAAGTATACGCTTGGCTTCCAAACCAAACAGAGATAAGACCGCCTACACTCACAAAGTAGATTGAACTCATATCCCCTAAAACTTCAGCAGACTTGTCTAATCCTAACAAGTCACTAATAACAACAAGAGAAGGGTAGAGCAGCATTCCAAGGAGGGCCAGCCAGCACATATTTTTCTGGGCATCAGCCTTCTCATGCAAGACCTCTAGCTGCTGGAGCTTTTCTGAGGAAGCTATTTCTGCATCGCTTACCACTCCATCGCCATCTGTATCATATTTGGCGTACTCAGAGTTAGGTTCTAGGTTCTTTGGACTCACGACTAATAAACCTCCGGGGACTTATCCATCTTAATATAGTTCACTACAAAATGGTCTTTAATGTAGCTTGTGGGCTTACCAAGCTCTAAAAGCTTATTATGCCTCCTCATTAGAGGTGGAACCATTGGAACTATGTCTTTCCCATGCCTGTACTGAGTCACCTGAACTGAGTCTAATATTTTTAATCGCCCACATCTGGGTGCGCCAAAGGTCACTATTTCTGTAGGCGGTATCTCATCTCTTGTCATTAACGCGCCAAGAATAAGGGCTACTGCACCACCTAAGCTGTGACCTGTAAGAATAATGTTCTTATGGTCGATATCTTCTTCTAAGCAAACCGAAGTCACTTTGTTGACTAGTCTTCTGCTGGCTTTAAGGAATCCCGCTGGACACCAACCTAGCTCTCTAGTCCAAAGAGGCAGGATACGCATATCTCGCAAAGCGTCTTTAGGCTCGTCAGTACCTCTAAAAGCAAACACATTACCCTTTACAAGAACTTCAATATTGGCTTCTTCAAAGCTACTTTCTTGATAGCTTTCACCGCATATTCTACTTAGCTCTTGATGGGTAGGCATTATTTAATAGCTCTCTCTTCTGGAGGTCTGCTGCAATCTACATGGTCAGAGCTTCGCTTGATCTTAAACTCTCCATTCAGGAAAGGAATAGTGCTAGGGACTTCAAAGCTGTACTCTCGCTCACCGCACACGCTCAGTGAAGAGCATCCGGTAAGAGTCAAAAAGCTAACTAAAAGTAGGTATTTCATACGCTCCTTATAATAGGGGCCGAAGCCCCACCCTTTATTTTTCTATATTACTAATTACTGACAGCACATGGGCTAAATTTAGTGCGGCTTGCGTAAATCGTAAAGCATCTGCCGATTCAGTGTCCTTCGTGATTTTACTCGATAACACCTCTATTGCGGCTTCTGTTACTTTTTCCATTAGGTTCTACCTCTAACGTGCTGGCTTTTAATGGGGGCCAACTTACCCATAATTATTTAAATAGTTCTGTATCTTTCGTAACCATTTTTGGCAAACAATAAGCAGATATGTTTTCTTGCCATATATAAGACTGCTTGTTTGGCCCTGATTCACCACGCTCTATAGCTCTGGCAAACTGATTGCATCTGTACACATTCTCAAACAACATATCGTCAGTGCTTACTGTTTCCCCGTCAACAATAACAACCAGTAGGAATACCATGATCACGGTTGACGATACATCCATATCCCTGCTACCAAGAAAACCATAAAACAAACCCAAGCAAAAATAACAGTGCCTATCAGTTTCATTGTTTTTTTGAACTCAATCCTACGTCTTTTAATAATCCGTAGTTCTTTTTCGTGAGCGTACCTGCTTTCCTCCATGCGTTTTTTGATGCTCGTATACAAATCAAACTGACCTTGCATCATACAAATGTCTTTAAGCTGCTGGTCAAAATTAGCTAATTGCCGCTTCGCTGATTCCATTTTCAGAGCTTCTTTGTAT